TTTCTTTTTCCATTGCCATTTAGATACACTCTGCCACTCACCTATATCTCCTAAATCTATATAAGTATCAGGTTGTACTATTCGTATAGTTTGAGTAAGACAATTTATAGCAGGAGCATCTGCTAATGGAAAATGCTTGTCTGGTGTGACTATAACTCTTTGTATTACACCTTTATCTTGCATTTTAATTCCTTAATTGTAAATGGAAATTTTCCCAATCATAGGGATTACTATAACATTCCATTGCTTTATCTAAATATCTTTGAGTTTCTTCAGGAGAATATATTAAAAACTTAGTTTCACATGTAGAGCATTCCCAAAACAAACGTCCTGTTTTAGCTCCAATAATTTCAAGACCTTCTATGTCTTTTCCATGACAAAGAAAGCAATGAGAAGGTTTTTCTTTATATTGTTTTAATCCATAAACATCTAAAGATTCTAGTGTAACTTCTCCATCAATTATACTAGTTAATATAGCTCCTCTCATTATCCAAGAGCTTTTTTAACTTCTTCCCAAAGAGTATCATCTAATTTATTATTAGATTTTGCTATAAAATAATCACCTAATTTAATAAGGATTGCTTTAATAACCTTCTCTGATAACACACCTTTAATTATTGCTGAACCTACAGCTGCTATTGCATTTCCCATTACTTCTCCCTTAGTTTGTTAATTAAATCAAAAGCTACTTTTATTTTTTCTTTTAAAACATCAATATCTGTATGCATTCTTGCCAATACTATAACAAGAGTTACAAACCCCATTACTTCTTGCCAATATTCATGCAAAATATTCATTAATTAAAAGCTATTATTCTACAGTATCCATCACGTAAAATATTAGTACTTCTTGCTACTACTTTTACTAAATAATTATCTCTATCAGATTGACTTGCATCTACTAAGTTGCCACCTAAAGCTCCATCAGTAGATAATACCACTTCCATTTCACTATTAGGAGGGCATCCTTTTAAAGTTACAGTCCCAATAGTATAATCAATAGTACCAGCTCCACCAGAAGCTCTTGATAAATTACCTAAACCATCATCAAACATTATCTTTTGAGGCTCTGATAATGATGGGAAACGAGCTTGAACATTAGCAGGAAGACTTGCTTGTGCAGGAATCCATCCATTACCAAACAATGTAGAGCTACTTCCATCTGTTAAAACTACTGCTGAACCAGCTGCTGCTTTTGCTGTTGGCCCTGTAAATCTAATATCTCCATCAATAAGTTTACATTTTACAGGCAATTTGTAAAGATTACTAGAACTATCATAAACCTCAGCATCTAAAGCATCTTGAATTTTTTTAATTATTCCATTGTTTCCACCCCATGTAGTAGTACTAGAAGTTGTTATAGTTAACTCTTGAGCTACTCCACCATCAATAGCAATTTTAAACTTATAACTAGTATTTGCTGTAAGTTTAGAATCATCTTTTACAGTAATAGCTTTACCCTGAGTTTCTTTCACTCCCAACTCTTGATAGGGGGGTTCTTGAAATCTTATAGCTATAGAACCAGGAACTATTCCTGCAAGTTTATAAGAACCTAATGGAGCATCATAAGTTGCTTTACCAAGAAAGTTTTCGTCCCAATCTGAATTATCTAAAGAAACATCAGTTAAAAGATTATAACTACCCACACTATTTGTTACTTTATCACTGATATCAGCAAATGCTACTACACCATTATTATAAGTTGAATCTGCAGCTATGCCATCTAAAACATGAACTTGCCCAGGATACTCATAATTTGCGTCTTCATCCTTAGCTGCACCATCTCTTAAATATCCAATTAATGCATTTCCAGCTGAATTATCAGCAGTATAATTAACTATTCGTGCATTAGGAACAACGATAAAATCATTAGCTGGAAGAAGAGTATTTATCCATGTAGAAGCAGAATCATAACCATCTTTTTTTGTTCCAGTAGACCAATTAGGAACTTCAATACTAACCTCTATTGTCTGAGAAGAGGGATTACTAATTACTAAATATTTAAAATTCTCTACTTGACCTGCTGTAGTAGTTTCATCTCCTGACGCAACTTTACCAACTGCTAAAGAAAACATATCAATACTATTATCATCATGATGTACTTTCATAGTATGGTCTAATACATCTGTTATTTTTTTATTAGAAACAAATGTAGCACCCTTACCTTTTCCATTAACTGTTAATGATGCTGTCATTCTATCTGCTATTTTTTTTACGTTTGCCATTTACTCCTCCTAAATATGTAAACTTATCCAACCAATTTTAATTATAAATGCAACTAGAGTTGCTATTAACAAAGATATTTTAAAACCACCAACTAATTGGTCTTTCCATGACTCTAATTTATTTACTCGACCATTTGTTAGTTTAACTTGTTCTAATATCTCATCAACCCTTTTATGAATGACTTTTAATTTATCTTGCATATTGTTCCTTACATCCATACAGTCTTGTTCGTATTTTGTCAACTTTGCCATAACATACCCCTCAATAATCTTGTGGTCTTATAACACCTGAGGTGATATATTGACTCCTAGACCACTTCTTAGCTTTTTTAGCTATTGCCTGATATTTTGCCCCAAAATAACCTGCATTATTAGGGTCTATCCCAGGAGGTCTTTCATAAAGATATGCTATTGCCATATATACTATTGCTTCATGATATCTAGCAGGGATATTTTCAAATGTTTGGTCAAGATAGTCCGTTCCACCAACAGGGACAGTAGTCCCATCTAATTCAGTATCAACACTTTTAGTATCTAATTCTATTGTAAGTCCTGAAGTTTGAACCGTTTGGTAATTAGAAGTTACTCCATTTACTGTAGGTTGACTACCATCAGCATCTTCTACAATACCTATCTTCCCATTTCTTATATAATAATATCTATTAGTATTAGCCATTAATCCTCATGAATATCAACATCACCTATTAATCGTGGTATCTCAAGCCCATTAATTCGTACCTTCTTTATATCTAAGACGTTCTTAGGAATATCGTAGAATCTCGTACCACTCACACTTGTTATTGTTTCCAATTTATCATATATCTCTGTATCAGAACAAAAGAAATTTAGAGCTCTATTTAGAAGTTTACGAGCTTCAACTTCTCCAATATGTTTTTCATGCTGTCTAACTAATTCTAACATTTCTCGTTGTTTCATTTATTCTGCCTTCATTAAATGTTCCATTTTATGTTTAAATATTCCAACAAGGTCATCCCTTATTGCTTTTGCAAGAGCCATAGTCTCATCATCTTCTTCTTCAATAGCTTCATTAGCCATCTTAAAAGTCAATATTTTAACAGCTGAAAAAATTTGTATAGCTTCATTAATTTCATGGCTATAAATATCTATCTCTTCTTGAGTACTAGGATTGAAATTTAACCCCAACTCTGAATCACCTGCTTCCATTATTGGTACATAATGTATCAATGCCTTTTCTGCATCAGTAGGAGTAGGGATAACTGTGAGTACAGGTTTTATATTTCCATCAACTTCTATTGTTGGGTCAAAATAATATCCAGGAGTATAAGCTGTAACTTCATAAATACTACCTGACCCTACTTTATAATCATTATATTGATTATAGTCAAAAGATATACAAAACCGTCCATTACGATGAATACTTAAAAATCTTTCATGACCTTCAACTGTATGAGTAGGAGAAGATGCATTAAGTGTAATCTTTTTTAACTTATACTCTATAAACTTAGTAGGATGCACTTCATGAACAACATCATGAACAGCTTGACTAATTAACTCATGAATATCAGTTAAATTCTCATGTATCTCTAATTCTCCTGTAAGGTCTTGTATTTTTTCAAGAATAGTAGACACTATCTTCCTCTTCCTTTTGGTCCACCCATTATTCTTCTGTTAGACCTTCTAGCCCTTAATTTTCTTGCATTTCTAACTCTTAAATTTTTTCTTCCTAATCTTAATTTTTTTCTTTTACGTGCCATATCTTCTCCTAACTTGCATTACTTAATTTTGAACGCTCATAAACAAATATATCAACACCCACTGAAAGAGCTGTAAGATTTATTGATGTAAAAGGCCCTTCTACTACATCTCCTGCCAAAGGTTTAATAGTTGTAGCTGAAGACGAACCTAATGGAATAACATCAATAGTAGCTGTATCAGTGCCAGTATCTCCAGTTATTTTTATTAAATCAAAAACACCAGTAATTGCACCTGACATTACAGATGAATAAGCAGTTATCTTTGGTGAATCAGCTGTTTTTGGATATGTGTCATCATACGCCATATATTATCTCCTTAATTAATTAACCAAGCTAGGGGACCGAAGCCCCCTTTGCCTGGGTTATTACATGATAAACCATTAACCAACGCTGAATCCAATATCAGACCGTACACCATCTAACAGGCAGACACTCTCTATTGTAGTGTCTCCTACATAAGAAGCAGCTGTAATAGTAACAGCAGGTCTAATCTTTTTAGCAGCACTAGGAAATGGCAAGTCTTCAAAAGCATTATCTCCAATTGCAACAGCCTCATATTCTAAGTCTATCCAATTAGTCGTTCCAATGCTACTTGGAGCACTTGGGTCTGCACCAATACCACCAACTGATAAAGGAGTATCATCAAGAGTATACTGCCATTTTGCAACAGCACCTGTCTCTTCATTAACCTCTCCTAATACTTGAGTATTACCTGTAACACTAATTGCATCACCATAATAAGTACCATCAGTATCAGCTACCGTTATTGGATTACTTACTTTAACCCATCCATCATTATTATCATTTTTGCTATAAGTTAAAGCCATAACCTACCTCCTAAGACCATTTGAATACAGCATGGGTTTCAGGTAATTGAATTTCAAGACCAGCTTCGGTCAAAATCATATCCTGTCTACCATCCATATCATTCGCTTGAATATTAGTTACAATATAGGTATCACGATTATTGCCATTACCAACTAATGGTCGATAAGCAACATTCTTCATATCTACTGCTACACAATAATCTTCAAATGGACCACGCAATAATGGTTCAGCTACAAAATGTAGATTACCATATATTGTGTTTACCACAGTCACTTGATGACCAAAAGCACCTTTGATGCTTTGAACATCTAAACGATATTGTGAACCACCTACAGTATTATTTAAGAATGAACCGTTACCAATCTTATTTAGATAAGTAATCACTTTACGTGATGCTAATACAAGCTTGTTACCAGAATTGCCTGATTCAGGTGCAAAGAAATCTTCCATTGCATCTAAGAATGCATCGTATCCAGAAGAAGCATAACTAAAGTTATAAACTTTACCATACTGTTCTGTATATGGAATTGCACCCCATGAATAGCGTTCTGGACCAGTTGCATTAGATTCGTCTGAACGACCAATACCAAACAACATTGCATGTTCTAAATCCATCTTATGTTCCATTAACTTGTCAGTCCATACTCGTTTCCATTCATTACCAACACCACGATAATGAGTTGAAAGAGCTGTACCTGAGAAAATATTCATTCCAGTTTTAAAGATTTGAGTATAACCTTCTCTGTCATACAATTCATCTTTCCAACCGTCTGGAGCACCAGATGCTTCAGCAAATGCTGAGCCAATTACTTGACCAACTTTGCCATCAGCAAACTTTAATGTAGATACAGAATCAGTCAAATCACCATCAGCAAGTAATGTACCATCACTTTGCATAAGTTTAATTATACTACCTTCAACACCTACTCCACCTGCAGCTGCTGCATCAGTAGCTGACAATTTAATCCATGCTTTTACATCTGAATAGGTTGACCCATTAGCTGCAAATTCAGCATCTACAACAATAATTTGCCCTGTTAATAGAAATTCAGGTGCAGTATCAGTTGTACCTGTACTACGTCCATAAACATCATAATGACATGTCAAATCAAGTTCATCACCATCTACAGGATTAAAATCTCTAATTGCTGCTGAACCTGTAGCTGTATAAATATTCTCTACACGCACTTCAAAGTTACGTCTTTGCCATTGATGTCTTTGTTCTAAAAACTTGAACACAGGGTCATCTGTGGCCTTTTTTGCTACTTTCGATAGATATACGAAAAAAGGTGACTGCTGTGGGGCTAATTCTGCGACTCTGTCGCCAAAATTAAATATCCTACGATTATCATTAATAGGCACACCCTGAGGAGCCACACCTGTATCATAACTATACTTTTCAGTTGCCATAATTATCTCCTAACTTTACCAAGGATTCTTTCCTTTAAAATCACTAACCAGTTCATCCATGATAGTATCTGCAGGAGTTCTCATAGAATTATTAGAAGCAGGCATTACCCCCATAGGACTTGGTACTTGCTGAGCATTTTGCATTTGCTTAAATGTCTCAGATGGTTGCGCAACAGCTGTATTAACTGTTTGCGTTCCAATTCCTGGGTTATGCATTCTCCATAACGCTACAAGATTCTCCATAGTAACTGAAGAATCATTGGAGTATTGCTGAACAAACTGAGTAGCTTCTTCAGGCGTTAGTCCATAATTAGCAACAACATGCTTTTCAGCTTCCTTAAATGCATTATTACGCTGTATTGCTAATTGTCGTTGTTGTTGAGCTTTTAATTGCTGTTGCTGCATCATATTTATAGTTTCCTGCATCTTAGCATTATTATACTCAGCATATAAACGATTGTATTCTTCTGTATTACTTTGCCATTCCTCTACCTCATCTAAATATCTGGCTGAATCACTAGATGGGTCAGTATAGGCTTCTTCACGGTTGAACCCTCTCGGTTTATTGGGTCTCTCAGGTGCTGCTGGAAACTCTTCCTCTTGCATTTGAGCACCAGGTTGAGCTTGTCCTTGGGCATGGTTCTGAAGAGCTTGCAAAGCTTCAGGATGTTGTTGAGCATACTGAACGTATGGTAAAACATCTTGCACTTGCTTTAACTCATTCTGAGCCTTAGTAGCCTGAGATTGCCAATACTCATAACGAACTTTGTCGTTATCTTGTGGTGTACCTGCATCTTGTTTCGTAGCATCAAGTGACCCACCAGGTATTCCTTCAGGGAGATGTTCTCCTCCAGGAGCTGCTTGGGGTTGTGCCTCATCATTTACTGCTTGAGCTGCCTCAAATGGGCCAGCTAAAGCATCAGCAGGTGACATTATATTATTACTTTGCTCTGCAGGAGCCTGATTCAGGGTATCCTCATTAAAAGTCATAATTTACCTCTTTCCTTTTTTTGAGCTGCTCTTGCTACTAGAGGTAAGCTCTTTTTTCTTTTCTTCTCGCATTTGCTCTCGTACTGTAGCTAGCACGTCGTCCAATCTCTTTTCATACAATGTAGTAGAAGCTTGAACTTTATTAGCTTGTTTATTAAGCTGAGTCTTAAACTTCTCTGTCTCTACACGTTGTTTCAGATGGACATTTTCTCTTTCGAAGGTTTGAAGGTCTCCCTCCAGCTTCTTAATTTCTTCTTGTTGTTGTTGCACTTGACCTTGTAGTCCTGCAACAATATCAGTTCTTTCTAATACACCTTCCATATCAAATACTTCTGTTTTCTTTAATACTTCTTGCTTATCTACGATACCATTCTTATAAGCATCCATATAGAGTTCAAGCTGTGCATATCTATTAGTAGGCAATGTTGCTCCTGTAACCACAATAACATCATACTTGCCAACTGTAATATCATTAAAGACTTGTATTTCGCCAGTCTTATCATCAATCAATTTTTTATTTATAACATATTCATTAATAGAATTATTTGGTTGAACAACTCTAACTATTTTTTCTGTTTTATAAAGTTGTTGCATTAAAGGTATAGCTACCTCACCAACTCGTTTCAATCCAGCTTCTATATCTGCAAGTTTAGATTTTATTCGTCTCTGACCAAACTCATCAATAGCTATAGTAGCTTTATATGTTTGAGGAGCAGCCCCAGAATTTCCTTGCATCATCTCAAATAGACCTAATTCATGGTCAATATCACTCTTAGCTGTTTGCTCATTTTGATAAAGAGCAGAAGGCAAAGCAAGTGGTTGTACTGGTACAGGAGCACCATCTGTGGGGTCATACGGTATAGCCACTCCTGGCTGTGCCCATTTATTCTCAAATGTTTTCATATCAACACTACCTTCTGGTACAAGTATCTTTGTATTTGTACTTGTAGTAGCGTGAGCTATTATAAGACTTCTAGTTTTATTGATATACTCCTGCAATCCCTTTACCATTCTAACATCTGATTGGGGAAAAGGAGTCCTTGCATGTAAATTCATAAATGGAATTATAGGATAATCACTTATCGGCATCATTCTTTCGTATAAAAGAGCATCACCAACTACAACTATTTGTTTAACCCTTATCATAATACTTTCAACAACTTCAATCATTCCTTTATCCATGAAATCTTTAAAATTGCTAATATGAAATTCTACGCCTTGTTGTTGCATTTGATTTAGCATATTCATATCTTCTACTACTTGACCATTTACAACAGCAGCAGGTTTGTTAATATACTCTTCAAATTCTTCTATGGTAAATACATGCTCTTTCCCTGAAAACTTTTCATTGACCCTAACCATCTTAACAGGAATCTTTTCATAACATTCATACCCACGTACATACTTTTCATTATCATCAGAAGTTATTTCCTCAGGGAATACTACAGCATCATTATCCCCTGCCCTATCAGTTGTAGGTCTATCACTATCAAAACTTCCCATAGCATTATTAATAGAATTTTTATAGATTGGATACATCCTAATAGCTTGTTCTTTAGTAAATAATCTAGAGATAATTATTTTTTCTGCATCATCACAGAATCGAGAACGACTATTAGGGTCAATATAAACATCTAATGGGTCGATATCTTTTATTTTTATCTCACCCTTACCATCATCAGCAAGAGGGTCTTGATAAACAAGAACAAGTCCCATCCCAGAAACGTAGTAATCATCAATAACGCTTCTCATAACTGTAATGCCATCTGAAATATCAAAAATGTATTCAAGCATTCCATTTACAACTTGTGCTACCTTATTATCACTATCTTCTCTAGGACTAACTCTAAATTGAGGTCTATTAGCTGTCAATAAAGCTTTAGCTGTTTCAACAGCAGGGTGTATCCTATTTACAACAATAGGGGAATGACCCCTAGTTTTTAATTTTTCAACCTGTGCTTCACTCCATTGTCGTCCAAGTCGATACTCTCTATCTTCTTGAACGTGTGTAGCCCAAGAGTCTCTATAATTGGAGTACTCTCTAAAGAGTTCGTGAACCCTTTCTACTGTCTTATTTTTGCTATTTTCAGCCATATATTTCCTTGGTAATATACATCTACATTGTCATCCAATCAAAATACTTCTTTACACCTTTTTGAGTGTTTTCTGTAAGTTCTTTTTTTCTACAAGGTTTTGCACCTTCAAGTGCTATCCATACTGAATCCATAATATCATCATGCTTCCCTTTTGGGTAAGAAAGAAATTCTTTTTGTGCTTCTAAATCTTGAGTTCTAAAGAAAAATTGTCCCCTTGCAAACATAGGAACTAATGAGAATAATCTTTCTGATTTTTTATTTCTTGGTTTGATTCCTTTTTCAAGTCCTGGAATATAAATATCTTGTTCCTGCATCATCTTACGAACATTAGCCCTTAACGCTTCCTGATAGGCTACTGTTTCTATTCTCATTCTTCTTGGTCTATACTTTTTAAAAGTATCTATTATTTTTTGTGGTTGTTCAGCAGGGTCCATTCTCTCTCTGACTATATCAACAATATATTTATTATCATCCGAGTCTATACCTAAAAGGATAATAACAAAAAAGTCTGCTCTTAAACTTAATGAACTTGCTGGGTCTATCCCTGCATAGAGTTCAATAGGTTTTATTATTTTTTCTCCATCAATAACTCTTGTGAGGCAAGGTTGACCCTCTATTCTTTCATAACCATAATGATGTAAGTGCATATACTCAGGCTTAAACGGAGCATTATCAGGAGATTGAGCTATATTCATATACTCTTGGAAGAAACCATTGAGGTTTCCTACCGAAGCATACTCTTCTTTTATCTCTTCAATCCTGCTCTTTGGGAATCTTTCAGGCCAGATACTATTCTCTTCTTCATCAACAATAGCATACCATAGGGTATTCCATGCTGACGAATCTTTTGCCCAGTACAAGAAGCAATCCTCAGAAATAACCGTCCCTATCATAGCAATTTCCCCTTCATCTGATAGAGATGGAATAACAGCCTCCGTTATCCATTTTCTATTTTTTGCTCTTGCTTCTGGAGTTGCTGCATTAAGTTCTGATTCAAAATCGTCAATAATAATAAGATTAGGCCTTGTATCACCTTCAATAAAACCCCTAACTCTCTGTCCTGTACCTACTGCAATTATCCTAGCTCCATTTGCTAAAACAATATCATTCCCTGTCCATTTAGACGCAGTATTAGGTCCTAAATCTCCAAACAACTCTTTAAATTGTGCTGAATGTGTCAAATGATACTTTATCCTTGACAAGAAGTTTATTGATTGAGTTTGACTCTCAGAAATTATAACTATAAACAATTCTTCATCACTAGCTTTAAATGCTACTCTATGAAGAGGTAAAATTAAAGACGTTACAGTTGACTTTGCTGTTCCACGAGGTGCTGCTATCAAAACTCTTCGTTGTCCCCTGTCTAGGAGAGCTTTGTACATCTCGTGATGAAAGGAAGGAGTCTGCCTTTTTAGGGCAGTTGGAAAGCAATACCTCCCAAACAGGGGCATATTACTCTTGAGCTTTTTTAGTGCCTGTACTTTTTCGTACTGGAGCTCATAATCCTCAATCGGTTGCTGGACCACTCTTAACTTCCCTTAGTTTTAACACCCTTTCTTCTTCTGCAAGCGTATCAAGAAGTTTTCTTGTAGCTGTTGCTTCTAATTGAGTAGTTTGCACCTGTTTCTCTTTATCTTTCATACCATGCATATCTTGAAGATTTTCTACTGCACGCATAAGATTAGTAACATCTTTTTTATCTTTAGCCATTTCAATAGCTTCTCTGAGCATATCAATAGTTTCAGCTTCTGAGAAACCTTTATCTTTCAATAACTTGTTTAATTCTTCTCTGACCATCTTTTTAAATGTCTCCGATTTCATCCATCTCTTATAAGTTCTATGCTCATTTTGTGTATGGTCCCCATAAGTCCAATCTATTGCTAGGTCATAATTCCCACACTGTGCATATACTTGTGCTAAGTTCTCACCCTTTTTCCCCCCAAGCTTTACTTCTATTTCCCTTTTCCCTGAAAGGGTATGTGGGGTCATTCTCCCTCTCGCTTTAAATTTTTTTTTATGATATTTAGGGTTGTAAAAGGTATATCCCCAAGGCATCCTGATATACTCATTATCTCCCATTCTGTTCCCATCATACATCTTTCGCTTAATGACGAGGCCTATATAACCATCATCACTTAAACCAAAAGTGCCCTCAGGGGCAACTTTCCAATGACTATACTCTAAGCCTTGCTCATTGGCCTCATCCTCAGTAAATATTTCATAATCTACAGGACCAGACTTATGATTAATTGTCATTTTAAACATTATATCGTTTTTTCATTTTCTCCATCTCTTCAATCTCTTTAGACTGAGAAGAAACAACATTCTGCAACATCTTATAGAGGTCAGAAGGTATCTCTCCTTTTTTATCAACTAAAGATTTAGCCATCATTATAGCCCCTTTATGATGTGGAATCATCTTCGTTACAAACTCAAGAGCTGTACTTACCATGTGTTGATTCATATCCATAGTAAACTCTTTCTTTTCATTAGAAGTAAGTTTATACATCCAAGGATTCATCTTTCGCAGTCTATTTCTAAGTCCTATAGTAGAAACTAAAGATTTATTAAACTTGTCTCTAGCCTTTTGTAGTACTGATTTACTCCCCATAATATCCCTCTTTAAATTCATTTATGAGATAATCCATAAGCCCCTTTGGTTTTTTAATCATAGCATCATCTGACTTAGTAACCATTTTAACTACCTCACTATGCCCTTTTCCTGAAATTTCCTGGTAAGCTTTCCTAGTCTTAAAATATTCATCACTTAACTCACTATTAATATCGCCCAGGCCATTACTATGAATAGTATTCTTTAGATTAGATATTTTCTTTTTTATTTTTTGATATTGCTCAGAACTATCAAAAACTTTCTTACCTACAGCTTCAGATATTTTTTTAGTAGCCATTGTAGGAAAAGAGTGAGATTCTGAAATAAGAAGCTTTACCTGCTCTTTTTTAGGGAAAGATGAAAGTTCCATAAAAACATTATCAATATAACTTTGACCAGTAAGGTCAAGGAATAGAGAGGGGTCGCCAGTATAGTCTTCAAAAGCATATTCTTCTGCTTTCCTATATAACTCTTCACCCAAAAGTTCTGAATCATTATTTAATTTTTCAGCGAACCTCCTCTTTTTCTCTTTTACAGCTCTTTTTGAAATAGCTTCAGCTCTTTTCCTTACATCAAGCAATTTTCGCTCTTCTTTACTTAGTCTGGCAAGTTTAAACCTTGCTTCCCTTACTTTCGACTCCATTTTATTTAAAGTGTTGAAATAATCTGCCTGGACCTTTACTTCATCTGTTATAACCTTACTTCTTTGAAGGAACTCCTTCCTCGACATTTTCTCCTTAGAAATAGCCTTTTTTAAAGTAGAAGCAACAGGGACTTTCCCTGTTTTAGCTGTTGTTTTTAAAAACCTTGATAAGTAATCTCCTACCTTCTTTAACGACATAAGAGGAGTAAAAGACAATTCTGCCTCTAATCCAGGTCCCCCTACAAATTTCTCTTCATCACCCCATAAAAAATTTTG